ATTGAGATTGTAAGAGTAAAATCAATGTTATAAATTATGACTATTTATATAGTTATAATTTATCATATTTATCATATTTATCATATTTATGAATGTAAGCATAGAGACGAATGATTCAAGATTTGCGAATTATATTATATTACATAAACGACTGGAGATAAACGATCGAACATAAATTACCATCATACGTTTTTTATCGTTGTGTTACATTTGTTGGATCTATATAGTTAAGATAAAAGTCGAGTTGCCCTGATAATATAAAATTGTCACAATATTTAATTACTTCATCGGAAGATTTGAATTTATTTTTGTTATTAATATCAAATAATTTTTCAATATACATTCTTGTTTGTTTTGAAATGTTATATTTAACCATGGGGAATTCTTCATGTTGCAGCTCTAAAGAATTAAAATATGATAAAAAAGTGCACATTACTTCACTATCGCTAGTTGATGTCAATGACGCAGTTACAAAATAATTTTCCACACACTGTATGATTCTAATAGCAATCATTCTTTTGATTACTTTGTTTTCATTGGTTTTTGAAACAGTATTGGTTTGTTTTGATTTTTCAAAATCGAACATCATAGATTCTATAAATTTTGGACAATCCTTATAATAAGTAACAAAAAGTTCGTGAATGTGCGTTAAATTGTCTGTTGTTACATCAAGCGTCATCTCCATAACAGTCTTGTCATACTGATTCCTAAATATTATCATAGTTACAAATATACCAATGACTGCTAAAAAAGCCGTCCCCATAGGTATATGTTTGGCTAAATACGCAATTTGTGGGTTTTTTGAATGTTTTGAAAATAAAAATATCACTGTTACTGTAGCTAATTGAGTAATTATTATATATGCTATTAGTTTAGTGTAAAACCTCATTTATGTTTATTTATATTTATGTATTATATATATATATATGTTATATTTTTATTATTTGCTTACGTGAATGGAATATTATTATTTTTTATTACCAACCACTTCACCTGCTTTTTTACGTCTTTCTAAAAATTCATTATATCTTTTTGCTTCCTCTTGTTTTTTCATAAAGTTAATAGATGCATTATCCATATACTCTCTAATAATGCCATATCTTTTTTGATGAAGTGATTTTGAATTTTTTTCTTTTTCACGTTCTTCGCTCTTATCTACAACACCTAAAAACTCTTTGACTACAAGAGTAATATCTCCTTTATGTTTTTCTAAACTAGCAATAGCTTCATCGCGTGTGTACGTAGTTTGGTTCATAGTAATTTCAATAAATCTTTCATATTTTTGTTTTTGTAAATGTATGTAATATTCTTTTACCAAATTTTCTTGTCTTTTTATTTCAATATCGCTTTCACTTAAAATTACATTTGATTCCGTCATGTTATTATTTTCGACAACATTTTGATGAACGGGTTCTTCTTTTTCTTTTTCTTTTTCTTTTTCTATATTTTCCATTAAATATATTTACTTATATACTTATTTATTAAATATTTTTTAAATCATATTAAACGAATACCAATATTTATATATATCCGTTTATCAATCGTATTTCCTAAACATTCAAATGTCTGAAATAAAACTAGAAAATACAAATACAAATACAAATACCAATTTTAAAAATAGGAAAATAGATATTTCACCGATATTAAAAGATGTTGAAGAGTGTATAAAGTCAGGTTTAGACGATAAGTTACAATCATTTTTTTATGATTTTGAAACATATGAAAAAACACATAATGAAGTTTTGAACTTAACCATTGTAAAAAATTTAGTAAACCATAATAACTTGTTAGTACGTGTAGTTAATAAAAGTGTTTGTAAAAGTGACATTAAATACGAAAAAGATAGTTTTTCTACAAATTCTGAGTTATATCTTCTTGAGCAAGAAATTTTGTACCTTAAAAGAGAGTTAAGTAAATATCAAAAAAAAGAGAATGAAAATGATTCATCCTCCATTAATCTTGAAATTAAGGAGAAAAAATGTAACTGTATATGTAGTTGTAACAAAGGCGAAGATATAAGTATCGTAAATAAAATGTTACTGGGACAAAATGTTAAGAATGTTATTTTACGAGAAAGTAAAAATGATGAGCAGGAAGAAGAGGAGGAAGAGGAGGAAGAGGAGGAAGAGGAGGAGGAGGAAGTTGAAGAGGAGGATGTTGAAGAGGAGGATGAGGAAACTGTAAAAGAAGATACAAAATTGGATATACAAGATGAAGAGGAGGAAGAAGTGGTTGAAGAGGAAGAAGAGGTTGAAGAGGACGAAGAAGTGGTTGAGGAGGAAGAAGTGGTTGAAGAGGACGAAGAAGTGGTTGAAGAGGAAGAAGAGGAGGAAGAGGAGGAAGAGGAAGAGGTTGAAGAGGAAGAAGAGGAGGCAGAGGAGGAAGAGGTTGAAGAGGAGGAGGAAGAAGAAGTGAAGTTACCAACTTTTCCTACAAAAAGTGAAATAGTTTCCAGTACTAAAACCGAAGATGATGTAGAGACGGAAACAGAAGAAGAGGATGAAGAGAACAAAGAAGAAGAAGAGGTAGAAAAAGTTGAGGAAGAAGAAGAGGTAGAAAAAGTTGAGGAAGAGGAAGAGGAAGAGGAAGAGGAACTATATGAGGTAGAAATTAACGGTGTAATGTATGTGTCCAATGACGACGAAGATGGTAACATTTACTCATACGTAAATGAAGAAGTAGGAGAAAAGGTTGGAAAATTCAAAGACAAGAATGCGACTATTTTCGAAGGAAAAAATAAAGGAACTTATGATAGAACAAAATGTAAATTTGACTTATAATTAAAAATATTTGTAATATAAAAGTTAATTATTTGTAAAACCAATATATTATGTTATATTTTTATAATATAATATAATATACAATAAATAAAATAAATAATGGTTTTAGAAAATGTATGCGCACCAGCACTTTTATATTTAGCATTTTCGATTATTCAAATAATTATTGATATGTACCGTGGCGAAACAATACAAGCATTCTTTAAATTTATTGTTATGATAATTTTCACAATAGTTCTTAATGCAATATGTAGTAGTGGTATGACCATAATTTCATGGTTTATTGTTTTTATTCCTTTTATTTTGATGACCTATGTTACTACCATTTTATTCTTTATTTTCGGAATTAATCCTTCAAGTATTCAATCATCGGGTAAAAAATGTTCAGAAACACAGTTTGGGTGTTGCAGTGATGGTGTAACTAAAAAGGAAGATATGCTTGGAAGAACTTGTCCTGGAATGCGGTTAGTAAATGTATTAAAAGTATCAGAACCTACAGCTGCAAATAATAGAGACTACCACTATTTATACCCTGAAGGTAGAAGGCGGCGCGACTATTCAATTGGCGGAGGAAGCGTAAAAACTAAAAAAGAGTATATTGCAGATAAAAAATGGAGAAATATGCTTGAAGATAAAGACGAATTATACTATTCAAAGGATTCAAAGGGTCGTGGATTGGGAAAAAAAAATACTTCCCCGAAATCCATGGGTAGTAGATATTCATATTGGAAGTCTAAATTAAATAAATCTGACTGGAATGATGTTGATAAGGATGATAAAGAAGTACGAGATAAAATATCAAAGGAATCTAAACCTGCCCCCGACTTACAAGATAAGTCAATAATTAGTTATCTTTTAACATTACTTACACAAAAGCAACCCGCCGCGACCACAATACCACCAGCATTACCAACATTACCAGCATTACCACCAGCAGTACCAGCATTACCACCAGCAGTACCGGCATTACCGCCTGCACCAGCATTACCGCCTGCACCAGCATTACGGCCAGCAGTACCGGCATTACCGCCCGCACCAGCATTACCGCCTGCACCAGCACCAGTACCTGCGACAAGCGGTTCATTTCCACCACCGTCGGTACCAGTGTAACTTAGACTATAATAAATATTTTATAAATATAAACGTTCATGGAAAATATAATATTTACGTAAAAGATTTAAACATATATAAATATTATAATATACAGTTACAAGTAGTGTTTGCCTAAAATGAAAAATAATACTTATACCCCACGCACAGAAGAGCGAATGAACATTTCATTTACTGCATATTTTAGCACCGTATCTTTAGGACTAATGTGTTACTCATTTTTTAATCCAGTATTTGTTTTTGATTTGTCGATATTTTTAGTATATGGAGTTGTGAAAACTATGGTTTCCAGTTATAGTATTTTTAACACATATATTTATAATCCATACAAAAAGCATATTAAGAACCCCCTAATGAATATTTTGAATATTGATAATGGTTTATACGAAATAGAGATTGTAAAAAACGGAAAAGTTATTTACCGGTTTAAAAAAATGTCTGATTTTATTAAATATAAAACCATTAAATTTGTCGAGTATGACAATGAGGACGCTTCTTCAGAGTCAGGGTCGGAATCTAATTATGATAAAAACCCACAAATTAATCCTGATTCAACTGTAGAGTCTGATGTCAAGGTTGAAACGCCCATAGATGCTGACCTTACACATGAAACTATTGATATTCACACCGTTGGATCATCCGCTCATGAGTTACGCGAAGGCGAAGGCGATGGAGAAGATCATGAAAGCGAAGAAGAAGTTGTTAAGGATGATACAAGTGATGATGACGATGATGACGATGATGACGATGATGACGACGATAACCTTATTCTGGACCCAAACGAGTACGACTTTGTTCTAAGAAATATTTATTTCGAAGATGAAGCTACGAATACACCATTTGGTTACTGTTTAAAGTACGAGACATTTCGCAAGTCTGATATGAAACCGAGTGAATACACATACACAGACATGAAAAATATGGTATCAAAACGACGATTCATTGGAATACACCTTAAGATGAATGAAAAGGACTATATTATTAACTTGTCTACTCCTGTAAACTACTACCTTGTAAATAATACGATTCTCGATTATTCATTTCTTAAAATGTACCTTTTTAATCGTTACAACGTTATTTTAGGAAATACTTATAAACTATCTTGTATTGATAACTTTGTTGAAATGTATACAATCGAACAAGGAAAGAAATTTTATGTCAAAATGAATTCTTTAAATATAGTAGATGATGAAACTTATAATGTCGATGAATCGTCATCAGCAGGATCAATACCACCGACACTATCGACATCATCTCATGCTGTATCTGGAGAAGAACCTTTGGTACAAGAAAATGGTGATGCTTTAACTGAAGCAGATATCGAAATTGTTGACTGCAATT